AATCATTTATCTTCTAATACTTCAAATAGCTGAGGCTTATTCGTACTTCTATTAAAGTACCATGCTCTTACTTTGTTTAGGCACATCTTCCGTTCACTAATACGCGTTCTAAGAGTCATGGTACATAAAGCGTCTATGTGACGCTCTACTAAACTCTCAGGTAAACCAGACTCCGTTGCAATAATCTGCACTGACTTTACGGATACTTCCATATTATTTCTTCTTAGGTTTAGCTTTCTTTGGCGGTTCGTTCTTCTTCATAGTATGGTCACTGTTGCGTTGAAACGAACGATTCACTTCTGGGTCTCTAAGACGCAAGTTGTCTTTACCATTACCCGCTTTAACACCTTTAATATGGTCGATGTCTTTACCATCACGGTCAATACCCGCTTTATCATATGCACGGCGAGCACGTTGTCTCTCCATTCTAGCTTCATGCGCCCCAGGGCGAGTCTTCTCTAATTCATATTCTCGTTTAATGTTTCTGTCTTTCTTATCTTTGTAGGGCATTACCCCTCCTTATAGTTACCGTTATGAATGCACCGTGTAGCCTGACACCATCGACGACATAGCCCGTTAGGAATAGGATTAAATACTCCCGTCTCGTAGGCTACTAACCGTTGCGCTAATACAGGTGCTAGTTTATCAAAAATACCCAATCTATTCTCATATGTATATTCTTCTTTTACCATCTCGTTAGCTACTACGAAGAGTAGCATCCCTTTGATAGTCTCAACATACGGGAACTCTAGGAACACCGCCGCCGCTAGTAGTGCTAGTTGCTTAGTGTCTGCATACTTTGCTGACTTGCCTGTTTTATAATCCACAATATACGCTTTCTTAGCATCTGCGTCTACGATGACAAGGTCTGCAATGCCACGCCAGTACCTATTAGGTGCTTCATAATCACAGAACTCATACTCAGTACCTACCTTCGCCACCGCGAGTTTATATTCGCAAAGCTTTCTGCCTTTGATGTTATTGATAGTATCAAGGAACTTCTTAACAAATATAAACCGCTCTGGTAATGCCTCACCTTTACCTATGTAGTTCTCAGCCGCAAGATGTAAGTCTTTTCCATACAGCGTAGCTGAGGTATCTGCGAAGGGTATGTACTTTAAAACATGGTGTGCTTCGTACTGCTTAGGGCAGGTAATAAACCTACTCAGTGAACTATAAGTAAAACTAGGTACGCTCATTTTTGCATACCCATCTTATGTAAGCCTTCTGAGGCGTTGAAGCAGTACAGGGTATAGACTTCCACTCTGTGTAGCAGACCCACAAACTACCGGTTTTTCTTAGTTTCGGCTTCAAATATATCCGCGCATTCTCTATCACACCATCTCCTCTTGTATCCTATAAAGTCACCGCACGTCCAGCAAAGTCCGGTGGGGTTAGTTGTATCTATTTGTGCAGCTTCTCTGCAAATAACTGCGATAAGTTTATCTCGCATCATCTCCTCATGCAGTGACGCGAGGTCTGTGTTTCCATCTTCTGTTGCCATGTTATTTTTCGTTATGTATAAATACTAATCTAGACAGGTACCATTGCGCTTTCTGCAAGTCTTCATGTGCTTTACCTTTGTTTCGGTATCGCCACATATACTTAAAGGCGTTGCCTCGCAGATACCCAATAAACTCTTCGGGCGTAAGCATTGCTTCCATCGCAACAATACATTCTATTTTACCATTTTTGTAGTGTGGAGGCTCGTTAACCATGTCTTCTTTTTTAGCTTCGTGTACTGAGTCACCCATGTATAATTGCCCTTGTGTGTATGCATCGTAAATTGTTTTAGGTTTGTCGTTCATAGTGTTAGCTCCCAGCCTGTCGGCTTTATTAAATGTTGTTGTAAAAACTTTCTACACATCTTGTTGTCTAGTGAACTAACGTCCCTGCGCTTGCGTCTTTGCAAATGGTCTTGCACTCCTGCTACCACTGCACATCTCTTACATATTGTACTATCTGTTTTAAATGCTGATTCTTCTTTGATTAAGTTACATACCTCGCATAACCTATTCATGCTCAAGCTCCTTAAAGATATTTGGTGCAATACCATGTAGCTGGCGGTTAATCTCATGTGCCACTGCGCGTATCTCCCACTGCACTTCTTTACCACTACGCAGTTTAATAAAGTCATACCACGCTTGGAAGTTACCGACTACCAGTAATTCTGTTGTCGTGCCTTGTGGTAAGATGAATCGTGCATCTTCTTTCTTTACGCCTTCGGCAATTAAATCTTTATAGACTTGAGTTAACTCAGCATACACAGTTTCAACTATTGTCTTATGTTCACCCTTAATTGAGGGGGGTATAACCATTGCTACTTCACCTTCATTGCAATACCTCTGACTACGTTGCAAGAAATCTAAATGCTTACTGCGAACAAACTGATGTGAGCAAATACGACTAATGTCTGCAACTAAGAATGTCGCATGAGCAAAGCGTAGTGTAGATAGATGACCTTTAGTCACGCAGTGTTCTGCCCGTTTGATGCACTGCTCTGGTGATTGTTCACCTGTCTTACCGTAGCATATACCTGCAAGTAATCCGATGTGTTCCTCTGGGTTAGGTGTGCTTTGCACTAGGGTTACTTTCATATTTTGTCCTCCCATGAGAAGTTGTATCTATCTTTTGCTTTAAATATCAGTAAGCCTCTTTCATCAACCTCATCAACCTCATCAACCTCATCACACGTAAACTCAGGCATATTACAAAAAGTATAAGGAGATTTCTCATCAGGTACGCTGTCATATAACAAGCGTAATACCTCTTGCATAATCCAGAACTTATCCATTACTTCTGTAAACTCTTTAAGAAACTCTTCACTAACCTCAACCTCTTTACCAAACCCATCACCTATATCATATATGGGGTAGAGCTCATCCTCACTAACTTTTAGTTTCATTTCTTCTCTCCAGTAAGTTGATAAGGATGACAGGTTAAATTCCATCTGCCTGCAAACTGCAAATTTTTAAATGCAAAATCCTGTTTAACTGCCGCGCTTTCACACGATGCCTTATCTGCAAAATCGATTGTTGATTGTGTAAGCTCACCGTGAGTTGTTACAGCGATAATTAAAATATAGGCTGTTGTACTAATCATTACCTGTACTCCCAAAGCCACCTGCACCACGCTCAGTCACTGTGCTGAACTCCTCAACTTCTACAAACTCTGCTCGAATTACTGGAACAAAAAGCATCTGTGCAATCCTGTCTTGTGGGGATATTTTATACAGCCCGTTACCTGTGTTCTTAATACTAACTTTAAGCTCACCTTGATAGTCACTATCAATTAAACCAACCGAGTTACCCAACTTGATACCATAGTTATGTCCAAGTCCACTACGAGGCATGATAAGAGCCGCCGCTTCTACGTCATGGATATTTATTGCAATACCTGTCGGTATCATCGCAACCTCACCTAAATCTAACTTAATCGGTTTTGTGATGTTAGCTCTTAAGTCTACTGCCGCACTGCCCAAAGTTTCATAGGCAGGAATAACTACATTCTTTGTTAACTTCTTAATTTCAATTTTCATTTTCTACTCCAATACCGTGTTCTTTTTCTATTGCTCTGACAAACTTAAAATAGGGGTTATTATCAATGTAACCATACTCGTTTAAAAAGCCGTAGACAGAACCATCATCATCTTTAACATGATCAAGAGTGAATCCTGCATTGTATCCAATGTTAAAAATTTCATCTTCACTCAAAGGTTCACGTTTTGGTGGTGCTTGTTCTTTATTCATCTCTCAATCACCCACACTTGCTATCGCCACAATTAGTACACGTCATACAGCCATCCATTAGTATCAGAGCTTTGACATTACATTTAGTGCAGAGTTGCATCTCAACACCTTTAGCTTCTTCTTTCTTAGCTTCCAAGTACGCTTGTTGATGTGCGTCCACTTCAACTTTAATAACACCTATGCTTATTAAATGTTGCTCGATAACTGTTCCTATTTCTGCTACGAGCGATGGCATATACACACCACCTTTTTTATAGTAACCACCTTTCGGGTCAAACACATTCTTAAGTTCTTCAACTAAAAACGTAGAGTCACCACCTTTTCTCCACACTGCGGACACCAAACGCGTTAATGCAAGTACCCACTGAAAGTGCTCCATGTTCTTACTGTTAATAAACATCTCGTAGGGATGACGCTCGTCACCGTTAAGCACCATATCATTGATAGTGATATACAGAGCGTGTTCGCTTTGTGGCGTTTTTACTTTGTACGTTGTACCCGTCAAATGCGGTGGGCGAGGAAAATTCTCGTGTATCATCTCAAACACTACTTTTTCTTCTGTCTTATCAACTACTTTGTAGCCTACAATCTTTTGGTCAATTTTATTCATCTATCATGTCCTCTAAAAATTCCCCAATACAATCTAGCAGTATGCTAAGCCCTAATAACATCTGACTTGCTAAGTACAACAAACAGCAAGTACAGAATACAGGGAACTTCAATATGTTTATTAGTGTCTTCATCTCTGATGCTTCACTACGTTAAAAATAGGGCGTTGTTCTTTGCACTTGTCACATTCACGATACCCACGACTTTGATACACTCTCCAATGGTCATGCTTACAGTGTACTGCGCTAGTCACAGGAGTTACTGCTTCTACCTTTTTAACTTTGTCCATATAATCCTCATCGATAAGCCAAGTAATCCTACATAAGCAACAAGTGCCACCCAATCATCTAAGGTCATCGTCATCCCCTTTAGTGTACTCAATCATAAAACAGACCATAGTAATTCCAATTACAGTCCAATACGTTATCTCAGCCATCTAACACCTCTTGTTCTTCCATCGCTCTGAGCATCAGCTTGAGTTGCTGTATCTCTGCGAGGATTTTAAGTTTAACTTTCTTTAATTCTTTCTTGTTCTTCTGCGCCATCTCAAGGCGTTTATACACTTCAGTCTTTGTCATCTTCGTCTCCCATATGTTCTATATGTGTGATTGCCATATCTAAACTCTCTATGGCACATTTATTACACCATTTAATAAAATCCCAATCGGATTCTTCATCTTCTAGTGGCGTAGGTATTGAAGTACCCATAACAATAAGTTGATGTATGATGTGCCTACACTGCTCTATTATGTTTTGTTCGGTATCCATCTTTCTCTCCTAACAATCAGCTATACTTCTACCCCAGCCGCCCTCAGCCGCTAGTGGTATACCTTGCATCCACTCTGGTGGTCTGCACATCTCTTCAATTAAAAAGTCTAAGGCTTCCTGCGCCTCATCCTCTGGCACAACTATATACAGCGCGTCATGAATAGACAGCGCGATTTGATACCTCTTAGCTATGCGAACCATAGCCTCTGACATGATGCATCGTGCCGTACCTTGCACCAGATTGTTTGTTAACTTACCGCCGTAAAGTCTATCATATCCATTGCGCAGTTTATACTTGTAACCCTTCTCACCAGACGATTCGTCTATCACATTCTCAAGCTGTGGATACTGCATATACAGACCAGACGGGAACTTCACACCACGCTTACCATCTACTATATACAAACCATTGCGACCAAATGTAAACGTACCATCGTCAGCGATTGCCTTAATAGCACTACTACACGTCTTCCAAAACGCTGTCACCCCTGTGTATGTATTGCGGTAGAGGTC